GGTGGTCAGGTTTACGGTGCAAGAGCTGACCTGATTATCCTTGACGACTGTGTAACCATGAGCAATGCCCACGAGTATGAAAAGCACATCCGTTGGATTCAACAGGAAGTCCTTACCCGTCTCGGGCCTACGGGCAAACTTTTAGTATTAGGCACTCGCGTAGATTCCATTGACTTGTATAGAGAACTCCGTAACGGAGAACGCTACCCCACCGGCAAGTCTCCTTGGACATACCTTGCAATGCCAGCAGTTCTTGAATTCGCTGAAGATCCAAAGGACTGGAAAACCTTATGGCCTAAATCAGACCGCCCATGGCAAGGTGGAGATGATGAGGCCGATGATGGTGGACTCTATCCCCGTTGGGATGGAAACCATCTCTCAATGCGCCGTGGTGCATTAGATCCTAAAACTTGGTCGATGGTTTACCAGCAAGCTGATGTGGATGAAGATTCAGTCTTCAACACAGTATGCGTTAAAGGTTCTATTGACAGAATGAGAATGATCGGGCCAATCGTTCCGGGCAACCCCGGACACCCCGAGACAACAGAAGGTCTCACTATCATTGCCGGACTTGATCCTGCAATCGTTGGTGATACGGCAGCAGTCGTAATGGCTGTAGATCGTAGACGGAAAAAGAGATACATCTTGGATGCCGCTACGATAACTAGGCCGTCTCCGCAAGCAATCCGTGATCTCATCACGACATTTACCGAAAAATATAAACCATCTGAATGGATGGTTGAACGGAACGCCTTTCAGGGTTACCTGACACAGGATGAGAATCTACGGGCTTGGCTTGCAAATCGTGGTGTGCTTCTTCGTGAACACACCACATCTAGAAACAAATGGGATGTCGGATTCGGCGTAGCAGCAATGTCTGCCTTGTTCGGATCTGTGGAACCTAACGGTAAACACCACAGGGATAACCTCATACATCTTCCATCGGATCGCCATGAAGGTATCCGACTTCTCATTGACCAACTAGTAACTTGGTCTCCAGAGACAAAGAATAAAACAGACTTAGTTATGGCCATGTGGTTCTGCGAGATTAGAGCCAGAGAGATTTGCCAGTTTGGTGAATACGGTGGTCAGTATGTTAAGAATGAATTTCTAACACGAGCCGATGCTGAGAAGAGACAAGTCGTCAACCTTGACGAATGGATCTCTGATCGCCGTCTGGCATAAGGAGAACTATGCTTTCAGTTCAAGAAGTCGCATCTAAGGTTGAACGCCTTAAAACACGCAACATGGATCGCGACCGCCGTATGGCAGATGTCCTTGCTGTACGACAGGGCAGAATGCAAGATGTCTTCTATGGACAGTTCTCTGATGAATACCCTAAGCCCCTCATTGCAAACATGGTGGACATTGCAGCTCGTGACCTTGCCGAGGTAACTGCACCACTTCCTGCTATTAACTGCTCTTCTTCCAATATGAGTTCTGATGCTGCTCGCAAAAAGGCTGAGACTCGCACTCGTATTGCAACACACTATGTCAACAAGTCAGACCTACAACTCCAGATGTATCATGCTGCTGACTGGTATTACACCTATGGCTTTGCTGCTGGAATGATTGAATTAGATCTTGATAGTGGTAATCCTCGTATTCGTATGCTTAATCCCTTTGGTTTGTACTATGAAACAGACCGCTTTGGGTCTGTGGTTTCCCTTGCACAGATCATTATGTCTGATTCTGAATCTTTAGCTGCACAGTATCCGGAGTATGCAGGTCGAATCAAGAGCAAGTATGGCTACAAAGCAACCGTATCTATGGTTCGCTACCACGATAAAGAACAAGATACTATCTTTCTTCCAGAGGTTGATAACTTAGTTCTATCTTCTACCCCTAATCTTCTAGGTAAAGTCCTTGTAGATGTGGCAGAACGACCAACAGTTGATGGTCAAACCCGTGGTCAGTTTGATGATGTGCTACCTGTTCAGATGGCTAAGGCTCGTTTTGCCCTATTGCAACTAGAAGCTGCAAAGAAATCTGTCAATGCACCTATCGCTATCCCACCAGATGTCCAAGAATTTACCCTTGGCCCTGATGCTTTGCTTCGTTCTAATACTCCAGAGAAGATCCGTAGAGTTCCAATCGAACTCCCAAGCGGAGTCTTTGCTGAGACACAGAACCTAGACCGTGAACTCCGTACTGGATCTCGTTATCCAGAGGGTCGTACCGGAACTATCGATGCATCTATTGTTACAGGTCGTGGAGTTCAAGCCCTTATGGGTGGATTTGATTCACAGATCAAAGCAGCACAGGCTGTCTTTGCTCGTTTCTTTATCAATCTTATCGGTATCGCATTCTGTGTAGATGAGAAGGTCTTCGGATCTACTCAAAAGACAATCCGTGGTACAGATGATGGAACACCTTATGAACTTAAGTATGTTCCTGCTCGTGACATCAATGGTGATTACACCGTAGATGTTCAATATGGACTTATGGCTGGACTTGATCCTAACCGTGCAGCAATCTTTGGATTGCAACTTCGTGGAGACAAGCTCATATCTCGTGATTTCCTACGCCGTAACCTTCCATTCTCAATCAATGTTACTCAAGAAGAACAACGAATCGACATCGAAGAACTTCGTGACTCACTCCGTGCAGCCGTTGCACAGTATGCAAATGCAATACCAATGCTTGCTACTCAAGGTGGGGATCCAACAGAAGCTGTTAAAAGACTTGCCGACATCATCGAAGGTCGGCAAAAAGGTCAAGCATTGGAGACAATCGTTGCTAAAGCGTTTGCTCCAGTAGCAGAACCGGCAGCGACTGCGATGGCCCCCGGTGCTTCGCAATCCCCCATGGGGATTCCGGGAGCGGCCCCGGCTGCCGGTTCATCTATTCCTCCGGGTCAAACACCCGGTGGAGCAAGGCCAGAAATGGCACAACTACTAGCAGCCCTCGGTGGGGCAGCGTAAAAAAGCATCGGGAGGTGCAATATGTTCGGAACTAAAAAAGGTGCTGTAGCCAAGGCGTTAGTACTTGCTCCAACAACTGGCAAGACTTCAGCTAAAGGTAAGAATGCAATGCGTATTTTCGGAACAAGCGGAAAAGCAGCATCAGCAGCAGGAAAGAAAGCTAAGTAACAATTCTTAAGTGGGGTGAGCTATGAACGAAGATAACTTCAATGATCTAGATGATCTAGATGATATGTTCGTTATGGCTCGCCCTGCAAAGAAAATAGATTTTGTTTATGCAGTAGCAGAACTTTTGTACAAAATAAGTTATTCATTCGCAGATTTTTTCTCCTTGATAACTAAGGTTATCCACTCGCATTCGGTTAACGAAGCCAAGAAGCGATATATGTGGGAGAAGTATTCTAAAGACATTGAGAAAATGGAGGCTAAAGATGGCTGATGTAACGGTCTCTGGCCCTGCACAATATTCTAAGCGACAAGATCTACAAGGTTACAATGGTCGTCAAGCTGCACAATATGTTCCGGGTATGCCTTATGGTGAAGGACAAGCCACATACAATATGGGAACATCAGCACCATTAGCAGCAAGTGAAACTCCAGCAGCAGGTACTGGCCCAATGGGTGCAACAAGGCCTATGCCAGTAAATAATTTGAACACTCCTAATCCAGATCAAAATGCTGAGATTACACACGGTGCATCATTTGGCCCCGGTGCTGGCCCTGAGGTTCTACCTACTGCACCTTCTGCACCAGATGATACTGCTGCAACACTTCGTGCATTAGCCGGAATGTTTCCAGACCCAGACCTAACCAGATTAGTCCAAAGACTTACATCTGAAGGTCGCTAAATGGCAGGAAAAATTGGCGGCACTCTTGCTGGTACATCCTTAGGTTCTGACATTGCAAGCATTCCTCAAGAAGGAACTGCTGCTTATGAGCAATGGCGTAAGACTGAGAATAACAAGTGGCTTACCCCGGCATTTGCATCTCAAGTTGCAACCATGGCTAAGACATACCCTAATGCTGGTGCAGGAACCGTACTTGCATTAAGCAAAGCTGGAGCCAGCCCTAATCAACAAACTTCTTCTGCCGCAGCAACCCTTGATGCACAATCATCTGTAGATGTTCAGCGTGAAGCCGCTAAGCAAGCAGCAACTAAACTCAAAGAAGCTAATAAGTTATCAAAGGGTTCTCCTGTTGACATAATTGCTCCGCTTACTCGTACAGCATTTATGGCGCTTACTACTCCATTCGAGTTACTCGAAGGATCTATCCGTCAGATAGCAGCAGGTAGGGCCCCTAATCTTTTTAATACTTGGGATGAAACCCAAGCAGGACAAGCAATCAAGTCATTGCTTACAACAGGCAAGGTTGATGTTGGATCAGGCTTTCTTGGAACAGATGCTAACTCTGCTGTAGGTAAAGCATTACTAAAAGCACAAATTGCTGGTGGGCCAAAGATGAAGTATGGCGGCCCTTGGACTTATTCCTCTGGCATGACTCAAGCATTATTTGAAGATCCTGAATCTAAAGCTGCTCGTACATTCCAAGCAACAGCAGGTTTTGTAATGAACCTTGCGTTAGATCCATTGACTTATGTTCCCGGAGTTGGCTTAATCAAACTCAGTAAAACTGGAGCTACATTACGCTTTGGCCCTAAAGCGGCAGCAGCCGCAGCATTAGCCAAAGCACAACCAGTAAAAAATGTCTTGCGTGAAGGTGAAGATATTGCTGGTCAACTTAAAGCAACTATTGCTGATGCCAAAGTTGCATCTGGCGATATTGCAATGCTTGAAGGTGACATAGCCAAACACGCAGCAGATGTTGAAGAACTCATGCCTGAGATGGATCGCTTGTATGAATTAACACATACTGCTAAAACTCAAGCAGATTTAATTGATGCACAATATGGTGAACTCAGTCAGCGTAGAGATACACTCTTTGCAGCCCTCAAGAAAGAGGGAGATACATCTGCTCAATTAGTTGGGCAGAAGCGTAAAGGTGAAGACCTTATGGCTCACCGTCTTGAGCTTAACTCTGCCGGTAGAGCAGCAGAAGTTCAAGGTATTTTAGATGCTAAAGGTTTTGATGAAGTCGTAAAGACTGCCGATAATCTTGCACAACAAGAAAAGTTTGCTCCCGGACTTGTGCATACAATGGAAGAAGCTGCCCTTAAGAAGGGTGATCGCCCAGCAGTTCAAGGTCTTCGTGGAACTGAAGAGTTAGTAGTTCGTGTTGCTGCAAAACAAAAACCACGATTGGTAACTTGGTCAGCACTAGTTAAAGCTGGAGATTCTCCACAGGCTACACGCTTGTCGAATGAACTTGGATCTAATCTTATCGAGATTGCATCTAAAGCTGGCATTGCTGATGAGAAAGTTCAAAAGGTTTTAGATGTAATTGATACACCCGGTGCATTACACGGTGAAGTAGTTGATGCAGCCGTTAAACTTGGTATTGTTGATAATCTTTATCAGGCTTACCAGAAGTCTGGCATCCAAGGTTTCGATCAAGTAGGTGCTACTCGTGGTATGGGTGGTGGCGGATACGCTTACTTTGCACAAACTGTAGATCCATTCGCTGCAAAGATTGGCGACTTTGGTCGCTTCAAAGCAGATGCAATTAACTCTCCAGATATTCTTGACTTTGGAAAGCAAGCCATAACTACTGAGGGTGCAATTACCCAACAGGTTGGTGGCATGGCTGAAGGTGCAGCACAAGGTCGCCTA